GATTTTCTAATTCCTGTGATGTAGTCAATGATGTTTAATGTTAAAAAACCCACAAATAAAAACCAATGTGTGCCTAATGCAGCAGTCAATACTGCTACAATAGTGCCTCCGATTGCGTTAATCGCATCCATGTATTTTAATGATGTATCATATAATTTCATATTTCCTTCTCCTTTTTAAGCATAGCAGTACACGAATGTACCGCAGATATATTGGTTGTTGATGTTGTTTCTGATTGATGTCAGAGTGAAATGGTTTGCCGTCATATCATTAGTCTTTGGATAGAATCTAATGACTAATCCAGCATCAGAAGCACCATTTGGAACAGGGATAAAAAGATTATGGTTAGGTGCTTTATCATTTGGAAAGTCCTCCCACATATACCCCATCGTGTTCCCACCGATTGTTGCATTTATGAGCCCGTCCCATTTCAATTCACATAACTTAAATGCGCTGTTATATCTGTACTGCAGTTTGACACCGCATCCGTTAGTTCCACAAGAGATCCAGTTTGACCAACCGACATCTTTATGCTGTATCTTTTTATTGTCCTTATTCTGTATCTTTTCATTAGTCAATACAGGAATCCATGTATCAATCTGATTTTCAGTGTCAAAATCAAAGGCATAACCGTTATAGGACTGCGCTTCAAGAGGCATGTCCACCTTCAATTTGCCACTTTCTGCTTTGCATCCAACTCCGATTCCTCGACCATCAGCGGAAAAATCCAAGAGTTTGAATGATGGTGCGATTGCAGCATAAGATGCAACGCCGTCTGTTGTGAAGTAATCCTTGATAAGCACTCTGAAAGAATAAGCATTATCTGCACTGAACTTACCAGCAGATGATATGTATACCTTGCTCTCGCCACTGTATGAATCTGTATAAGTTGCAAGAGTGGTCCACGTTTCACCGTTCTTGTACTGAATCATGACAGTCTTATCATTTTTATTTGCAACAGGTGCAATTGAGAATGAATAAGTGATTCTAACCGCCGTGCCTTCATCATCTGCTTTATTGGATGATACATTCCAACGCTGTGCAGTGACATTCTTGACAGATGGTGACCACCATTCTGTAACACTGATATTCTTAGAGGATGCAGCCTTCTGCCCTCTCGAATCCGTAACTGTCGATTTAAGTACTACTGTACCAGAGGATTTAAGGGGCTGAGTAGTAAAGTAACTGTTAGAACCAGGGATAAGCTGTCCATCAATCTCGTTATTGTAATAAGTGATTGTAGCACCGTTCTTCGCCGTAGCAGATACATTACACTTGACTTTCGAAACACCCTGTATGATCGTTGATGCACCGAATCTATTTGCGATAGCAGTATCTTCGTTTGTATAAGTGATACCCGTGACAGTCGGTTCATACCCCGAAGGAAGTACTAAATCTAAACGGCAGTAGTTAGTGCCTATATATTTACCAGCACGATTGTATGTGTCTACCTTGAATGTCATATATGAATATGACGTATTAGTCATCTTGTTAATCAGTGAAACTGGAACCGTCCATTTGAATTCATCATTCCACTGATTATCCGCAATCTGAACGTTAGCATCATAATAGCTGTACGAGATTACATGTCCGAAATCAGATGACGCTCTAGGTGTCTTGATTGTGACACTGTTGCCAAAATATACAGACGCTGGAGAACAGTATGGCTTTGTCGCTCTAGGGATGACATCGCAGTCGATACCACCCGAAGCCGATACACTGCCCACGTAATTACCGGATAATGTAACTTTGAGTTCCTGTGAGAATGAAAAATCAAAATGCTTGCCACCGTTACTGTCATGTGGAATCTTGATGTTTGTAACTGTCGCAAGTGTTTTTGTTCCACTTCCGCCTATTGTTACACCACCCGACCAAATGAGCACGCCATTAGCCCACATTGAGCCGTACTTTGTTGCACTAGAGCTGATATTCCACTTATAGTACTTTGTCAGTGTAGCAGTCCATAGATCATAGTTTCCGTCAACATTGACACTTGTACGTGTCATTGTCATCGTAACATTACCATTGCCACCACCAAAAGCTGCACTGCATGATGCGCTTGTTGCCATCAGTCACCACCTACTTTCTTAAAAGTTAATGATCCATCGCTATTAACAATGAATCCGAAGTTTCCGATTCTCAAGGAACTAGAAACTTCAATATTCGAGTTATACATTCTGTTGTTCGCAAAGTACGCTACTTCATCATTGTTCTGAAGTATCGAATATTTGCTGTTTGTCTGTTTTGTCTTGAATTCAGAATCCTGTTTACCTATCTCGATTCCTTCTGCGTTGAATCTGATATAAGTATTCAACTGTGTCTGATTGCTTGAAACCTTGTCAGAAAGTGATGTAAAGTCCTCTTTCTTGACGAAATCCATCTGAATGCTTTCTGTTGTCTGCTTAAGTGTTGATACTGTAGAAGCAAGGTTCGAGCCATCTGTCGCACTGTAATAGTTTTCTGATACAGTCTGTAAGATGGATGCCTTAGTCTGCTCTATGGATGAAGAAGCATCCTTAGTTGCCTGCTGCAGCTGACTGTTCATGTTGTTAATTCTGTTGTCGTAATCATCAATGATTGACTTCAAGTCATTTGCAAGCACTGGGATGGTCGTTGTATATGTTCCATCATCCCATAATATTTTTGACCTAACCCAGTAATAATGCTTGTCAATGTAGTCATCGGGAACGCTTTTCCACCCACTACTGCTTGCATCGGGCATTTCCGTTGCAGAATCTGATAGGTAATACTCCGGAGTGATTGAGCGAATTCCCTGCCCGTCTTCGCCATCGTTGACTCTCACGAGGGTTATGCTAGCCGATGCCTTAATCATATGATTATCCTTCTAACTGAGCACTGAATGTGGCTTTGTTTGAGACATCACCAGCACCGATTGTATAAGTTGCTCCTGTTGCTACGGCAGTAGTTCCACCATCTTTGTACCATTTGATAGTTCCTAATGCAGATAATGCAGAGCCTGTCACTTCAACTCCGCCCTTATAAACATGAGCAGTTAAAGTTGTGGCAATGGCAGTATTCTTGAAGATTGTTCCACCACTTGAAGTGATCGCCATTGTGATAGCGTCTAAGCCATCCTTTCCGTTTGTGCCGTTTGTACCTTTGTAGGAAACTGAATATGATTCAGTAAACTTACCATCAGAATAGTTTACAACAGTCTTAGTCCATAGATACTGACCATTTGCCACGCTAGGCACTGTAGTGCTCCAAGTTCCTGTTGGAGGAGTAGTACCGCTTGTGCCTGCCTGGTAAGTAACCGATGTTGAACTAACAGTAACGCTTGTACCATTTGAACCGTTAGAGCCGTTTGTACCCTTGTAAGAGACTGAATATGCTTCTGTTGATTTGCCATCAGAGTACTTTACAACTGTTTTTGTCCAAAGGAACTGACCATTAGGTACGTTTGGAACAGTAGTGCTCCACTCACCTGTTGGTTTAGTAGTTCCGCTTGCACCAACCTGGTATGTTACAGAAGTTGAACTTACAGTAACACTTGTACCGTTCTGTCCTGTCTGACCTTTAAATGCGATTGAGTAACTGAATGTCTTGTTGATAGTAATATCACCGTCAACGACGATAGGAATAGTAATAGTACCACTCTTAGTTAACGCAGATGTTGCAGTAATTGTGATTGTTGGCATTGGTGCTTTTCCGTCAGATACTGCTGAAATGCCTGTAGGACATGTAATAGTTCCTACCGTGCATGGAACCTGTTCACTACCACATAATGCCATCACCTGTGTAGTAGTTGTCTGTGTGCCGTTTACTGCACTGGTAGTACCTAAAAAAGTATAGTTGTCATTTGTTAATACAACCGAATAACCATCGGTTAAGTCGATAACGTCAATCTGATTGACCGCTTTAATTGCCATAATTTTCCTCCTAAATGTTTAACTCGCAGTTGAATACTGCCTTGAATTTAATGTCTTTCGCTGAAATAGTGAACATAAACCCGTTATCGTTAAGCCTTGAATCATCTAACGGGATCTTGCTGAATTCTGTCTCTCCGTGCCTTTTAATGAGCCATTGGAGATATGCACCATCTCCGAATGTTTCTCTTAATTTAGTGGAGTTATCAATCACAACTCCACCCACATAGACACTCACTGTGAATATAGTTGCCACATCACTGTTCTTGAATGTCGTGCCATTTGATGATTCTATGCATAATAGTATTGAATCCTCGCCTTTAGCGCCTGTTATACAGACTGGCGTACTGTATGTGACAGTATCATTGATTGTAGTAGCAGTTCTCTGCCATATATATAATCCAGGACGCCAAGTCGGTGCAGTCTCGGACCAGCCACTTTGAGGAGGTGTAACACCATCATTTGAACCAGCATACTGGCACACAAACTTTTTAACTGAGCCCTGTGCCTGTTTGAGCGCTTCATCAGCCTTATTCTCGACCCTCTCAAACGCTCTAATTTTCACTTCGCCCTTTTCATTCACGTATAGACTAGGGTTGCTTATCTCTCCGTTGCTATCTCTTTCGCCTATCTTGATGACGCCATTATCAAGGTTGAGTTCAAACATCTCTCCTGTTATAACTCCGGTTGTGATAGCATTGGCACTGAAATTCCCTTCTAAGTCAAATGCAATCTTTGTAAAAGTCTTACCACCATCAACACTGTAGCCAAGACCACCACTAGAGAATTTCCACATCTTAGTGTCATCACGTAGTGTCGGCGTATTCATGATAGACCAGCCACTAGGCTGCCCTTCTTCATTGAAGTCTACTCTGTAGTAGCCGCCATTATGCCCTAGAATGTTCTCACTGTTTGTCTTGAGTGCATTTGTGAGTGTGTTGTACAATCGCTTTACGACTAACTGCGTAGGCGAGTTTGATGTACTCATCACAATTTCACCGTTGGAACCTTTACAAGTGATGCTGTCTTTCATGCCTGTCAATGTGATTGTGTGTTCACTTAAAATGACATTGTGAAATGTACCGTTGTTATCTTCTACTTTGATGATGTCACTTATCTGTAATGACGGATTCCCTCTCCATTCAACAGTCGATGGACTATAAGTTAATCCGTTTACTTTCTTATATATTCCATCGAGAATTTCCTGTGTCATGTATGGATTCTCAAACGATATGCCATAGCCGTTACCACTAATCAATCCATTGCAGGACACGCTTGTGATCTTCACATCATTGTCGGATGTTAACTTGAATCCACTCTGAAACTGATTATCCCATTTAACTTTAAAACCACTGTCTTTAAACCAGTAGCCTATCAGTTTGTTTGCTTCATTCATGCGCCCATTCAATCCCATGAGACCTAAGCAGTAGCCCATAAATGTTTTGCATGTAATGTTTTCCTGGTAGCCATCCAATGTAATGCTTGGGATATTATCAATTGCAGATGTGATATTGCACTGTCTGCATATATCTTGTATTGCTTCTTCTAATAACGCTGGATATTTAATGCCTGGCTTGTATTCTGCATTCATTCTATAGATGCTATCGTAGCCGCTGACAGTAACAATCTTACTGCCCATGCTGCTTTCTATCTCATCTATGTAAAATGTTCCTTTATCCACAAACTCATATTCACCATTCACAAGCAGTCCACTTTGAATGCTGAATATTCCGTTTTTTAAAGGGATTATATCATTAGGCATTTCGAACTCCACGACTGCCTTCGCACTGTTGAGTTCACCAATTGTGACTTTTTCATCAGAATTCGCTATCTCATTCAGTGAAACAGAGATAACTTTATCATCATCCAATAAAGTATCTCCGTTGAATTTCACTCTTGCTTTAATGCTTCTAGAAGGACCAACTATAACATCTTGATATTGTCTGCTTGTGTTAATCATCATTGCCCCTCCTTCTGATTATTTCTCGATAAGGTTGAATGTTATACTATCCCATATCCATTCTTGACTTGCCCTATCATATTTGAATATCTGACAGTTTCTGTCACCGACATAAGCTGTCATCGTTCGTTTCCCAAGTTCCGGATCTAGGTATGTGACAGTAACGAATTCATCCTTGACGGCTTGCAACAGGCGTTCTGCCTTTGACTGCGGAATAGCAGCGAAGGTCAAGATGACTTTTTTCTTGACCCCTGCTCTATCTCGTAGCATATCTCCGTTTTGGTTTCTTCCGCTTCCGTCCTCCCTGTCAACATCGCTTAGCTGTACTTCGTATTTGCTAGGGAAACACCCGTAGCCGTTTATTTCTAGAATATATTCCACGTTGTCTCCCTCCTTTTAGAATAATAAAGGACTATGTCCTGTCTGTTTGACTTTGCCATTATGGTATTCGATGACAGACTCACCGATTGCTCTGCCGTTAAGAACGTTCTGTACTGTGATTCTTGTAGTACCACCACCGTTAGGATTATTTGCGCCAGCCATGGCACTTCTTACGGCACTTGCGATACCCTGCACAATCTGATCATTATTTGCAACGGCAGTTCTGCGCCCGATACGACCTACTAATTCCGGTCCGGCTTCTCGAGCAACGAACATCTGACCACTGTCCGGAAAACCACCTCGAGCAAAGAAACCGATGTCAAATCCGAAATCACCGATTTTGAATCTCTTTTTATCCGTCTTAAGGTCTAATTTCATAGACTTAAAACTAGGAATCGAACTCATGAATCGGCTAAGAATGTTATTAGCCGATTTTGTGTCTACTTTAAAATCTGCTTTGTGAGATTCGAATTTCTCTTTGCTTTGCTTTCCAACCTTGCTTGCTTCATTGCTGACTTTCAAAGTTCCGTCATTTATCTTTTTGGCTAACTTATCAATATACTGCTGGCCTTGCTCAGTACCATTCTTTTGCATATCTTTCAATTCTTTCTGATAGCGCTTCGCATCTTTACTATTCTTATCGATGCCGTACTTATCAAGCATAGCCAGTAATGTATTGTTTTGAGTATTTTTGACTGCCTTTATATCTTCTGACTGCTTCTTAAGGTTGTCATACTGCTTCTTTAACTCAGCCTTATCGGCTTGTGTTAATTCAGCACCTTTTGCTTTTGCAGTAGAAAGCATCTGCTCATAAGTCTTGCCTTGACTGAATGCTTTTTGAGCCAAGTCGCTAAGCAACTGAATTCTTGCCTGTTTGCTTGCTTCCTGTTCTGTCTTACTTAAGGTCTGCCATACCTTTCCGTTTTCATCGCACTTGGCGTTAAGGTCATTTAGGCCGTTTGCTAAAGAACTGTATGTATATGTGCCATCTTTCGCTAACACTCCATATTGTTCGACAATAAATGCAGTAGAACTTTCAACAGTTCCATCAGCAGACTGTATTGCAGCGTTGTATTCGTTTAAGCCATCAGTGATGCTTGTGACTTTGTCTTTAGCACTGCCTACAGCTTTGCCATACTTTTCAGTTATTTCTAGCTGCTTTCGATATTCCTCAGTTAAAGAAGCACTTGGTTGTTGTCCGCTTTCCCATGCTTTTTTGAGTTTTCCGAGGAGTTCTTCTTCTCTTTCTTTTGATTTATTGTACTTACTAGTTGCTTCAGTTAACTGTTCTTGGGCTTTGATTCTTTCTTTTTCTGCTTCAATGAATTTTTCACTGTACGCTTCGATAACAGCTTTTCGCTTAAGTGCTTCAATGTTTTCATTGATTTTTTGCTTTTCTTCATCCCAGTTAGAAATAACACCATCATGAATTTCGATATTCGTTCCTAACTGATTGTTAAGTTGATCAACAAAGAATTGTGCCTGTTTTACAGTGCCTGTGATTTTGCCGTTCGCATCTACGATTCCATATAATCTACTAGCGTAGTCCTGTGCAACAAGAGCATTTTGCTGACCTGCTTCTGCATTCTTTTTTGCTTCTGCATTGGCTTTTTTCCATTCTTGCGCTTGTTCCTTCAAGCCGTCAGAAAGTCTTTTGGCTGATGATAACGCTCTTTCCTGTGCATCAGAATTATCCTTAACTCTGCTCGTGAATATCGCTAATGCAGCGACTGCGATAGTTATAGCGCCAGCAACAGCCACTAATGGATTGGCCGCAAGGAATGCAAACGCACCACCTAATAAACCTGTTGCAGTTGTCGCTCCGCCTTCAGCCACGGTCAATACACCAAGTTTAGTACCTAACACAGTAACGGCGGTGCTAACTCCACTAAGTATACCGTTGGCATCATTTAGTCCTTTGAAGCCAGTGACTAATGTATCGAGTGCTTTATGCGACTTAACAAAATCTTGTACTAAAAGTTCAAGTGCAGAGATTCCTTCACTTTTGAAAAGTTCAAATACTACCTTCAACTTGCTTACGGTACTGTTTACATCGTTCAAGTCATTGATTACCTTGCCCCACTTCATAGAAGCGATAAGCGTTGCTACAGTAGTGGTTAATGCTGCTAATAATGTTTTTGACTGACCGATAGCCTTCAATGCTTTTCCTAATGCACTGATGCCAACCAAAATAGTGTTCCCCACTAATTTTCCTAGGGCAACAGCTAATTTTTCTAGGAAAGTGATAAACGGTCTTAAATTCTTAAGAGCAGCACTGACTCCCTTTAAGGCATCTGCTAAAGCACTAACTCCTGTAGGAATAACTTTTTCAATGCCCCATTTTGCTAATGGCAACAGTACATTCTTGAAAGCATCACTTAGATATTTTCCTACAATATCTGAAAGTTCTTTAAAAGCCTTTGATAAACTATAAACACTCTTTAACGCTGGCTTGAAATCAAGATAGAAAGCAAAATTACTCAACTGCTCACTAATGTCTTCAACGGAATGAAGTAAATTATTTGCAGCATCCCATAGATTCTGAATGATCTTTGTTCCTAGTCCTGCTTCATCCCATGCTTCTCTGAAACGCTTTGCTAGATATCCGACGAAGTCGCATAAGTTCTTAACGATTAGCAGAATTTCGCTTACCGTCTTCTTGCCTGTGCCGTTTTGCCATACTTCTCCAAATGATCTGCCGATGCTCTTTGTGAGTTCAGATAATTCATTTAAAGCAAACTTAAAACTGTCCATGACTTCTTTGCCATACTTGTTCCAACTATCAGTAACAGGCTTAAATAGTTCCTTTAATCTCTTTTCTATTTCGTCCGTATCTTTCTTTAAGCCTTTTAAGAAATCATATTGTGGCAAATCGATATCACCGATACCGCCACCGACTCCACCAGAGCCTCCTCCACCACCGGAGCCGCCACTGTCGGAATCGTTCTTTGGACTATTGAGAATGTTTAATTCATCAAATCCTAATGTCTGTAGTTCTTTCTTTAGGTCTTTTACTTTCTTGGTTGCTCCACCCACTGATGAGCCTGCATCCTTAGCACTGTCTGCCATATCATCCATAGCACCAGAGCCTTTTTCTAAGCCGCTATAATCAATGGTTGGTAATTTAAATCCGAATAAGCCAGCCACAAAACTAGCAAACTTATTCAGAAGTTCAACTGCTACCTGTATATAAGGAATTACTGCCGTAGCAAATACGCTCGCAATATTACCGATTGCTCGTCTAAGCACCTTAAACTGCTGTGCCAAGATACGCACGGCATTACTAGGCGTATTGATTGTACGTGCCATATCATTGAATACATCTACTTTGCTGGCATTATTCATGATAGTGATGTATCTCATGATTGCCTGCGTGTTCTGATCCCAGGTGCTTACGTTGCCTTGTAAGCCATATTTAAGACCTGTCTGTTTGACCATCGCAACAGATACGTTGTTACCATATTCCTTCAAGCCTTTAATCTGTCCGGACATGGCACTCTGTATTTTATCGAAAGCAGTGCTTACATCTACGTTCATTAAGGAACTATAGTCATATGATAACTGTGTTAGGTTCTGCGACATTATCTGTGCTTTGTCGCTCGCCACGCCAAAGCCTTCAATCATCATATTAAGTGTGCCCTGGTACTCCATCCATTTGCCTGGATCAATACCCATAGCATCACTGACTTTTTGAGCAAATGCGCTGGCACTTTGTGATGCACTGCCCATTGCGACATTGAACAGGTTTAACTGTTCTATATATTCTGCACTTTCATCGTAAAAGAAACTGAATGCAGAACTTATTGCCAAGAAAGTGGATTTTACGTTTCGTGCTCCACTTACCAAAGAACTGATTGCTGAGAACAGTCCACCTGTATGAGTCTTAGCGCCTCTAGATTTAGAATTATAGGCATCTAAAGACTTGGATGCAGAGGCTACTGCACTCGGCATTTTACTAAACACATCAGACAACTGATTGCTGTTCTGTGCAAGTGGTGCCATGGCACTTGAAATCTGATTCATCTGCCCACTGAACTTGCCTAAGTCTGCCTGGTCTAATTTGCTGATGGTTTTAGATATATCTGATAAACTGTTCAAAGTTTTGCCAAGACCGCTTTTGCCGATTTTTTCTAAAGGTTTCATTGCTTCAGCAAGATTTCTTATTCCTTTAGAAAAAGCATCAACATTCTTGGTGTTTAAACCATTGACTACCTTGTCAAGTCTCGAAAGAGAGTTCAATGTAGTTGCAACATTGCCGTCAATCTTAATACCTTGATTTAATCTTTGAAGTGCACCTGTCAACTTATCTATTGCGCTGACTGCTCCATCAACATCACTTTCGAACACTATCGATAATTTATCTATATCAGCCATATAGTTTCAAACCTCCTTCCTTAAAAAATAAGGCTCTCGGTTCGGCTCTAAACTTTATATAGATTAACGAAGTTTCGCATCCATGCTTCTGCCTGGACTTCTGCTTCTTTCTTTAATTCTTCTTCTTGCTTTGCCTCATCAAATTCATAAGGCTTATCAGTATAATTTCTACACTGTTCCCCTTCCTTACGGCACCATGTATTGAACACAATAGCCGATACGGCATCATAGATATACATTCCATTTATCCAAGCCATCTGATTATCATAATCAAACTTCATTTTCTTGGCTTTCTGATAATAAACCGTAAGATACGGGTCACTACACCAATACTGTTCATAGGTCATCCCTAACGCAAGATAATAGGGAAACCACTCATTCATTACTTTCCTATAATCGTTCGTGGACGCATCGGCATCACTTTCGCCTTCTATACTGTCCACTCGATCGCGTTTTTTTCTGGTTCTCCTAGGAATTCGATTGGTTCAGAGAACATTTCTACAAGCACTACAAATAGATGCTCTTTATTGCCAAGATTCTTTAAAATCTTTTCTCTTGTATTGATATCTGTATCTTGATGATTCATTTCAAATGAATTAATGAATAATTCATAAATCGCATCAAGTGGGTTCTGAGCTGCTTTTTCAATTTCAAAGCCTTCTCCAACCATCTTACCGACAATTTCTCTTGTATAACCTAATTCATAATTCTTGCCTTCGTATGCAAACTTGATTGTTGTGCTATTTGATTTTTCCATACTTGCTTATCTCCTCTATAAATTATTAAAAAAAGGCGCCGATTAAAGCGCCTCTAACTTATACGTTATCAGTGCTTTTTGCTCCCCATTCAGGTGCACCTGTAGGTGTGATATATAAGTTAGTTTCTAAGATGCTGTTTACCTCAATTGCTGGTAAACCTGTCTTTGATGGCTGACCACTAAAGTAAACAGATTTTGCTAACTTAGGATGCTTGATTTCAAACCATGTAGCCTTGCCTGTCTTTGCAGCTTCTTCGTACTTTCCAATTAAGGCATCCCAAACTGTAATGAGTTCCTCTGTTAGGTTTGCTGTGAATGCTAATGCTCCACCTAAGTCCTTTAAGCCTTCAATATAAGTCTTGTACTCTGTTTCCATTAGATCAGTAGATTCTAAAGTTTCGGGACTTGGATTTAGTTCCGGAACGGACTTGATGTCCGGAATTACAGTGTACCCACTAGTTGGTCTAGTACCTGCTGTCGCTTCAACGGCATATCCTACAGTTACGCCAGCTGTGTTGATTGCTACTCCCATATTTATCCTCCTTAATATTGTGTTTCATTTTCTTTCTTATATCTCATGATTCTTCTTGCTATAGTATCATCAGCGTTAACCATCGGCTGGTTAAGCATTCTGCAATAGCCATGAGTTTTCAATACATTATCAATTGCTAACGATATCGATTTGCATATTTCTTCTTTCTGCTCTTTATCATTAGAATAGATTTCAATGTACTGCGTAATATGAGCAACATTTTCCATCTCGTCAAATGTACTATATCTTTTGTTTACAACGTTGTTCTCTTGAATGATAGATACTGCCGGAAATCTAGGTGGTTCAGAAGATAATTGTTTTCCGATAATATAGATATCACGAAACTGTTTTCTAAGTTCATTTGCAATTTCAGCAAATAATCCATCTTCTTTGTCAATCACTGTTGAAACACCTTCTTCACAATATCAATAAGTTCTGCCCTCAAAGTCTCGTATGTGCCATGAGCGAATGGTCTAGATGGCATACCTTTTGTCCACTGCCATTCTCCTTCATCACGATAATACCACCCATCATCACCGTGATTATTGACATCATAGTGATAACCGATGGTATCATGTGGATGCGACGAACGTGAGCCAACGATTCCGGTTCCGAATTCTACGAATAAAGCGTGTTCAGATGCATTGTAAATAGTGACTGTTTTACCTGTGCATTCATATGACACACTATTAATTAAATCGTCCTTAGAATAAGGCATTGGATAGGAATCAATCTCTCTGACCATCACTTCAAAGCCATGCTCACCGAGTTCTTTCATGAGAGCGGCCTGCTTATATTTCAGTGTTTTCTTGTATTCCTTAAGACTAGAGATGGCTTGACTGATACTTTCATCGTTCAGCCTAACCTTTATATTCCTTGATTGCATATCTCTTCTCCCTCTTGCTTACTGCGACTTTTGTCACTACGTAATTGTGGGTCTCTGACGTATCGGCGCCAATCCATAATCTAGAATATTCATCAATAGGGCAGTTAGTATCTGTCGTAACCATCTCTCTGTCATAATCAGTATCTTTACCGAATACGTTATAATTCGAATCGCCCTTTGCTGCAGAAAGTGAAATTTTTAATTTTGTCGGCTCAGTATAGCCACCTATTCTGTTGCCGTATTTATCCGTGGCACTATCCTTTTGGAACAGTGCATAGTAGATTGTGAACTGATCTCTCTTGAAGTTTCTCATTTAGAATACCTTCGCTTTAGGAATAATTTCCCTTAAAAGTGCAGGCGAAACATCGGCGCTTGCCCATTGTCGTGTTACTGCATTTTCTGTGTGAGTCAGTTCTCCTTCTGCACCGGCTTTTGCAAATAATTCCACTGCAATTCTTATCTGCAGATCCTTGTATCTATTCTCAAGAATATATTCTCCGTTGTCATCAACAGGAAAATCATGATAAGGATAGCGATTTGAGAGAATGATTAACTTGGCACTTTGCAGAAGAACCACTAAATCATCGTCATCAACATCATCATCTTTTAATTTGATTCTTAGTATTTCTTCCTGTGTCATGTTTATCATCCCCTTTCATATACACTATTCCGCTTCTTTTGCGAACTCTTTTTCAATGAGTTCCATTGCTCTGATTTCTGTAACTTTAATCACATCCCCTACTTTACGTAGGGTCTTTTTGTTTTTTGCGTCATAAAACGCTTTAATCACTTCTACTTTTTTCATTCTCTACCCCTTTCTAGACTGTAGGAATTTCATCCCCCGCAGCGAGTCCACTAGTTGCACTCTTAACAACCTTTACAATGAAGTTCTGGTCAGTTAAAGCGAAGATACCGAATGTTCTTAAGAAAACTGTGTTTTCACGCTTATTAGCGTTTTCTGCTGAACGGCTTCCTCTAGTTGAAGATTCGGCTTCTGCACCTTTCTTATGGAAATAAGTAACTGCCTGTGCAGTTGCGACTGCGAATTCTCCTTTAGTTGCTAATGCAGATGTATAGATGTTTACACCGGCAACTGTTCCGATGTAACCATTACGTGCATATGCTTCAACATACTTTAATAATTCTCCTAAGTTCTTGCGAAGTTCTGCAACATCGTCCTTATGAACTAATGCGAAAACGCCTAATCCTGTGATTTCAGTTGATTCGCTGATTCTTAAATCCTTGATAGATGCTACCGCATCAACGAAACAGTTGAAATCGAACTTAGCAGTTTCTACCTTCTGAGTGGCTTTCGCAAACTCAGCAATAGCCTTTTTGTTGGCAGTGTTGAACATATCAACCGCCTGGTGTTCTAAGCCTTTATCAACTACTAATGGATCTTCCATTTCATCTTCATCATACCAATCGAATCTGTTCTGTAATGTCTCGATTGTGTATTCTGTTTCAGTGTAGCTGGCTGTGATTGACTTAGTGTTCCCTTCACCTTTTGCTACTGTTTCCGTACCATCAGTTGCTACATAAGTACGGATTTTTTTCTTCATGCCAGGTTCGCCTGTTAATGAGTTATCAACAGTACAGAACTGCATTAAATCTAGATATGACTGATACTGGTCCGCAAATTTGTTTTCCAGTACATAATTTGGATATGGTGTGTTTGCCATATATCTTATTCTCCTTTGCCGTAAATTGACTGATATTCACTAGGATTTTCTTCAGCAAATTTAATCTGTTCCCTTAATGACATTGTGCTTAACTTCTCTTTTGTCATGATATCGTCGTGATTATCGTCCTGTCCTGGCGTTTTTGTATTGTTTAACGCCTCTGCTTTGTACTTCTTGTTTAATTCAGCATTAAAAATTTCCTGCTGCTTGAAAAATGATTTCATATCACCCTCGGCTAAAGCACTAGCCACTTTGTGCGCACTCTCCTCGTTATATCCCATAGATATGAATTTTTTCTCATTTTCCATGATTGATAGTTTTTTTGTGAGATCAGCATTTTGACTGGCCAATTCATCCAACTGTCTCTGAGTTTCTTCTTTATTAATCTCTTCCTGTGATTTATTCGCATTGAGCTGCTTTCTATAATTGGCTGCTTCCTTTGCGTTTTTATCACTTTTGTCTTTCATAGCGTTATATTCTCTGACTGATACAGTAGAATTATCTGCTTCTAGCATTTCGATTAAATCTTCGATTGTTGTGTCTTCAGTTAATCTAGCGCCTAAAATTTCTCTTACGTTCATTTTGGTTCTCCTTGCTCTTTAAAGTTTTTCTCTAACTATATATGTGCTTTTTAAAGTTTTTCTCTAACTATGTATGTGCTCTTTAAAGTTTTTCTCTAACTCAAATATACTTACCTAAATATGCTAACCGGAATTTACGAATGACATCTGTGTATTCTGGTCATCTGTAACTGTTGCTGGGTTATCACCCTGTGGATTGCTCTGTAAGTCTTTGCCATCATCATTGATGCCAGCTTTTAATTCAGTGTTATATGCTGCATCTAGGTACTCCCTGCTGTCCACATATACCTGCTGAGGATCGCTGAATAAGTCAGCAGTCTGAATGGCAACTCTTGGATGGATGCCGAATGTCTTCATGTTTAGAAGCCCCTGTGTCTTGACAAGCATGTTTGTGACCTTGTTTCTAGAGAATTTGATGTCAATATCTCTTAGTTTGACTTCTTCCTTAACAACTGTATTGCTTCTGTCGAGAATGTTTTTAACGATAGCGAGGAACTTCTTTTCCCCTTCGTCAAACATCTCTTCAAGTCGATAAGCATCTTCTTCTGCTTCCTGCCATCCACCACTCAGCATAGATGACTGCCCTGTTGTAGAACCACTCTGTGCTTCCCTAGAAGGCATAGCGCAAATCTGCAATAACTGAGCATATAAGTAATCACTCAGACTCTGAATTTCATTCTGATTAAGTGATGTTTCAATCGTCTTTACAGATGCTGTGGTTCCGTTTCTGCTTGTTGTGGATAATGCACCGTTCTCTCTAAGCTCGTCGTAGTCTTCCTTATTCATGTCAACGTTATCAAACCAAATGAATGACTGTACATTCTGTGCCAGTCCATTCAGTCTGTCGCTTGTGCATGTGTTGATTGCATTTAACAGACCGATGGCTCTCTCAAAGCAGCCCATCTTGTCATAATCCTGTCGATATTCGACAATAGGAATTGCTCCGATACCATTTACGCTTTCTTCGACCTCGCCGACATGTGTATCTGTGAACTGAAACACCCTGTCATTCGTGTAGGCCGTATAATGCGTTTCTTCTACAATCCCTTTATCGTTCATATCACGCCAGTATGTGACTGCAAGAAGCGGATCATGAAAAATATCGGGACTGTAGATGATGAATGTGTTCATAGGATCCAGGTTAACAATTCTAAAAGGTGTATAAGCAGTTTTGTCCTTCTGAGGAAAAACCCCTCTATATCCAACACCGCATGTTAGAAATGTCTTTGCTAGTTCCTGGTCCTTTGTGTGCTTTCTTTCGTCAAAGCACATGCTGTTTAATTCACCGATGTACCCATCGTCCTCGTCTGATGTAGTTTCGCTCTTCAATTCCTGTTCAGCCTTCTGAACATATCTGATTGGCGAGCCAAACACGAAAGCAGTCTTGAAATTAACAATCTGTGATGCGTGATTCTCTACTATCTTCTCGTTAATTTCGGGCCTTACAGGCTTCTCTCTATCAAGGATGTCCTGTCTTCCCTTTTCATACTCGATAAGGTACTTTATATCCTTGCGGTTTAATTCGTGTGTCTGCATCGCATATGTGACTACTTTCTGAACATTATCTCTTGTGATTTCTGATTCACTTGAATAGATTGTCTTTCTACCTCTATTAATCACCAGCGTTGCCTCCTTCCACACGAATTTCTATTTCTTTCTTGTCTACCTTGCACCAGAGATATAGCGTACCGCTTGTATCGTCGCTTACTCTGCCTAGTATCTTCTTTTTTCCTCTCTTCAAGCAGAGAGGACAATATATGTTCTTTTTCATCGATTTCCTCCCTGTAATGAATAGATATGAGGGATGCCTTGTAGGTGACATAGGGGGTAGGCAAATGAATGCAGGCATCCCTAATATCATTGTATTTTGCAGAGAGAGAAACGGCGCCTTTTAGCACGGTCTTTTGAATATTTCTTTAATTGTTCCATAGCCTCCGTACAGTCTGTCACACAACTGTGACAAGCTGTCGGGCGCATCATCATGCTCGTTCTTGCCGAGTATCTTGAATGAGAACAGGTTATTCATGAACATTGAATACTCCTTTGAGCGTTTGCCTGGCTCAAGGAAATAGAACTCTCTGATATCGGGCGCATTCTGAAATATACGCACCTCTTTTGCCTTTGTTGTCGGCGCACTGTGTGATGTTATGACACATTTGTAGCCAAGTCGTTCAAGTTCCTTCTCTACATCTTCAGCGTAGCCTTCACCACCATTATTCTTTTCGACATCGCAGTCCTGTACACCCCACGAAGCGATTTTCTTCGCCACTTCCGGCTGAGTTATTCTCTTATCGCCGTTATTGAACACAACGTCTGGTATATATACCGTTCCATCTGCATACTGATAGGCTATTGGAGCACTCACGTAGTCACCACCGCCCCAGGCAGTATCTACCACGGTCAGTCTTCTGATTGGCTCCTCGTTCGGCAGTATTCCGTTATAGAACTTCATATCTCCGCCGTTGAATAATGCGCCCTCACGTTCTACAGGCTCTCCCTGGTACTGTGCGAACCAGGATGCCATGTCATCGTTTCTTTCGAATGACGCCCTTCTCTGCTGATAGTATTCAGTAGAGAATCCAACGCCATAGTCATAGTCGAAATTGGATTCATCATTCTCATTGAGCGCTGGCAGATTCACAATCTTATACTTTCTTGACTTGAAGTTCGGGTCATTCAATATAAGGTCCTGTCTTAGACCGGCTGGGTCAACAAGCGACCATCTAGTACCTATCCACAACACCTTGCTCCCCTGTTTAGCACGTGTAATGAGGTTGTTATCTACTAGTTTCCATGTCTTGTACATACGTTCCGGGTTGAGTGCTTCTTCGATACCGCCAATCAAGTCATCACCGATAAGTACGCCGTTACAGTCACATGAACCGTTCAGTGTTCCATAGATAGAACGACATGTAAGTGTTGGATATCTCTTCTTTCGTTCCAAATCCAGCGTGTTCAATCTAGAGTTCTGATTCACTATGACGGATGCTGGAAAAATCTCACTGTACGTATAGGTCATATTGTCATTGATGATTTCATTTATACCTTCATAGAACGAATGCGTGATTGTGTCAGAGAAACTGCTGTACAGATTCGTCTTTTCTGAATTGATTCCCATGAGCCATGTAAGAAAGAACATGATCAATGTTGTCTTGCCTACTCGTGGCGGCATTGAAATAAACAGTTCCTGTAGATTTCCATCATGGAGGTCCTGCAGATCTTTTACTACGGTTTTCAGTATCTTCATTCGCGGGCGGTAGAACTGCTCATTGACAGGTCTGTTTATCTCGAGATAAAGCATGTAGTCCTCGAACGAATAATGCGCCGTAAACAGGAACGTCTTCTTATACATCTGATACATATTGTATCGCTCCTCGATATCCTTGCTCCTGTTGCTGTTCGCTTCAGCAAGTCTGTGTCTTAAGTCCTTGTTCAGATGCAAAAGCGTATCTTTGTCGTTCGTAGCATAGCAGTTCAGTACAATGTCATACTTGGCAGTAAGACTGTCAGTACTCTTGTAAAGTTTCACTTTCTTCTTATCTATTGCCATATTTCCTCCTTCATCTATTGCTGTGTTTCATCATTTAGTGCACAAAAAAAGAGCCTACACCATATGTGGTGCATGGCTCTAGGCTCTATGCTTATAATACGTCGCTCTGCTCACATTGCACTGCTTGCAGGCATCTGTTATCGATACACCCTGTCTGACCAGGTTATCTACCTCTTCGATTGAGACAGTCGGTCTTCCGATGCTCTTTCCTCTCTTGCGTGCAGCTTTGAGACCTTCAACGGTTCTCTCCACCATCATGTCATGCTCCTGCTGAGCGAGTGATGAAAGCACCTCGAGGATTATGTTGTTTATCATCTCGATGATCCATTCCTGTCCGTCCAGTTCAATCATGGTTGTAGGCATATTAAGTATTCTTATTATAACACCCTTTTCCTGGAAAAATCTAATCTCGTCCTTTATGAGCTGTTTATTTCTTCCAAGTCTGTCTAGTGCGTGGATGTATAGTTCATCGCCTTTTTTTATCGTTTCCTTCAACTTGCAGTAGTTCGGTCTGTCAATTCTTGTGCCCGTGTACTTGTCACTGAATATATAGTCTACATTGTATGAGCGCAGGCTGTCTATCTGTCTGTCGAGAGACTGCTTTCCTGTACTCACTCGTGCGTAGCCGTATTTCATCGCTTGAATCTTCCTCTGTTGTCTTTTCTGTCGGGCACTTCATCTAGTACGACTGTTCTTTCTGCTCTGTCATTACCGCCTCGTGGTCTGATAATGATGTCGTAGTCAAGTTCGTTGCATATGTTGATTAGGATGCTGACCTTTGTGTCGCTTCTATTCATAATATTTCCAATGCTTGATGCTCGCTCATACCCTAACCTTTCTGCAAGTCTTGAATAAGAACTATTGCTATCAGCAATTAATTTTTTTAAGCATTCTGTCAAGTTCATAATATCTACCTCCTAGGTATAGTATATCATTGCTTTCGGTGCGTGTCAACATTAATTAATGTATAGACTTAAAATTAGGCCGTCGGTGGTAGCGGGGTTGAGCAGTATTGGTAAAACCATCAAAAAAATGGGGAGGGCGTGGGTATTAAAGAAATCATGTCTGAAAAACGAACGATTAAAAGACATTGAAACATTTACACTAATAAATGAAAATAAAGCATTGACTTTTACACTTAATGATGTATAATACAAGTGTATTCATTATTTAATGTAATGAATATTGATAGTTCATTGACAATTGAATACGTGAAAATCTCAAAAGGAAAAGAGAAACGTATATATACATATTGCTATGTATAGTATTAAAAAAGAAAAGAGATTAATCCACAACGTACCAATCTATATATAGATGTACATATTAGAATTAATCTCTTTATATTAGTGCTATATGTTTTGAGCGACAAATAGCAACATGATTATATCATATGTTTTTCTTAAGGTAAAACATTATGGATAATTTAGTAAAGTATTATGACAACAACGCTTTTTCATTTATTTCTATGGAGAAATTAGAAGAATTAGAAGATGAATATTATATTGAATATTCTACATTAGAAGATTGCTATATCAATAAAGATACCAGCGATTACGGTTATTGTGATAATGATCTTTTAACTAATGCTACTATAGAAGATGGAGATTATATTTATTGTGAAGATACAGAAGACTATCAACATTCCGACTATACTGTTTATCTAACAGATACAGAAACATATGTATCAAAAGATTATGATTACTATAAATGTGATGAATGCGGCGATTGTTTCAGCAGTGATTATGATATGCATTATAGAGATGGCAATTATTATTGTGATGCATGCTGGGAAGATATGGAACCTGTTATTTATGACTATCATTGTTATCGTGATGGTTATTACCCACGTTCACTAGCACGTGAAAGTCCTTTATTTATGGGGTTTGAATTAGAAGTTGATAACGTACGTGGCGATTGTGAAAGTTTAGCTGCAAGCGTATTAGATGGTGACAGTACAGATGTATTACATTGTGAATATGATTGTACGGTTGCATTCGAATTTATTAGTCAACCATGTACACTAGCATATCACAAGAACCAACATTATAACGACTGGTTCTTTAGTGAATTAGATGGTGAGTGTCAATCACATGACGCCGGAACTTGCGGTTTACACGTGCACGTTAACAAGTCATTTTTTGATGACCGCGGTTATAACAGATTGAAAACAATCCTTTTCTTCTTTAAAGATGAATTATTTCAGTTTTCACGCCGCCAGCGTTGGGATTATGGTTATAGCGACTTTGGAGAAAAAGTCCGTAAAAATAGTGTAACAATGCATAAAGCGAAAAACACTAAAGAATACGGGCACTCTACATGGTTTAATGAAAACAATAGTTCTACTTATGAATTTAGATTTTTCCGTGGTACTTTAAGATATGAAACATTTATGGCCAGTCTTGAACTAGTTCACAATATCTGTATTGCTGCAATGAGTAATACAGATGTTATCACATGGGATTCATTATTGGATGGTGATTATTGTAGAGAATACAACGAATCACGTGATATCTATTGCGATAGTGAATTAAATTTAGGTGAATTAGAAAAGAAAGAAACTGAACTAATGCAAGTAATCAAAAAAGGTTTAAAGGAAAATGTTTTTATCAATTTAAATCATGTTTGTGTTGGTGAAATTGTAGGAGATACAATCGTTTTCTATTGTCTCTATAACAATAACGGAGAACTACACAAACGCCGTCAGAACTATATTAATTTATCAGAGTTTGAAACTTTTGAAACACACGGCTATTACTATCTATGCAATAGAAAAGAACTTTCTAACTTGTTAGGAGGTGAATTCTAATGTGCATTATTGCAATCAAACCAGCTCATCATAAAATGATAGATGAAACGACATTAGAAACAATGTTTAACACCAACCCCGACGGCGCGGGTTATATGTACGCTTATAACAATAGAGTACATATCAATAAAGGTTTCATGACCTTAAAAGAATTGTTAAATAGCCTTGATAATCTAAAAAAGAAAATCAATATTGAAGAAATTCCATTAATTTTACATTTTCGTATTTCTACCAGTGGGAAAACAGATGAAGCCACTTGTCATCCTTTTCCTGTCACTGGTGATCTAAACGCTTTACGAAAAACACACGTTATAACTAACTTAGGAATGGCACACAATGGGATTATTAGTAATTTTGAGGAAAAGAAAAGTATCTATAGCGATACACAATTATTTGTGAATAAGTGTGTATCATATCTCTATGATATGAACCCTAAATTCTTACACGATGATAGAACGGAAAAGCTGCTAGAACCTATTATAAATGGATCACGCCTGGCGTTTCTTGACAGTCACGGCAATATATATCGTTTTGGTGATTGGTGCGAAAACGATGGTATCTATTATAGTAATGAGGGCTATATCCCCTGGCAATCACGATATTATCATTATGATGATACTTATTATAGTAAATATTATTATGGTGATGATTATTATTACTATGGCGATGAGGACCAGGAACTAAAAATTTTAGAGAAATTAGAAGCCTATGAAGAATTAAACAATTATGATGATATCTGTTATATTCGTACAATGTATGATATAGTAGAAGAAAGCGGCAACACTGAAATTTATGACGTGATGGGAATGTTTGTCAAGGTGGACCCAGTCGCAAGCCGTGCTATTCGTATTGAGGGGGTTGATTAATGCTTAAATTATTGATTTATTTATGTTTTTTTCCGTTGTGGTTGATATGGTGGTTTATTAAACTGGTTTTCTATTTCATGACCTGGTTAGAAGTTTGCCTGTTAAGTTTCAACGGTAAAAGAATTATAAAAAGAAGATGGTGACATCTTCTTTTTTGTCGTTCATAAACATTTTAACGTTCATAAACATTTTAACATTCATAAACATTTAATAAGCGTTCATAAACATTTTTATGATCATAGGTAAATAAGCATTTTAAGCGTTCTAAGAGACTTTTATATAATGGTGATATAAATATACCATAACCATACAAACAACGCTTAAAATTGAAATATAGGCTGTTTGTATAATGCAGCTCATACACGGCAATTCGTATACATTACTATAGGGCTTTAAATAGCCCTTTTAAGCGTGTTTTATACTATCGTGATATTAATTATCATCTTTCATATAAACGTGTCTCAGGATTGAAATATAGCCCATTTAAGGCTATAGGCGCATGTAATCTATACCATGAGTGCATGTAATCTATACCAATATAAGCATAGAACTACAAAAAATCTATACTCAAGAAAACAGGAAAAATACGGCAAAATTTCAGATGGCGTAAGGCGCCGTCAGAAATTTCACACGTGTGGTGGCAGAATTTTCACGTGCATATGTAAAAAGGTGAGCAAAAAACGCTCACCTTTTTTATTTCTCTTCAAAATCTGCATCTATAACAACGGCAGAAATTTCCTTTTCAATCTGTTCAATTGACTTGCTTTCAGAAACCATGTGATGAACCTTCACATCCTGGTTGTCTCTATAGCCGAAATTTGATTTCAGCAGGAATACAGAAGCATTCCTGTCCATAGTTCCTTGAAGTGCTCCCTGTTCGAGATTATCAGCCATCAGATTAAGCATCTGTGAGAGAAAAATCGTTGTTTCATGATTAGGTCTCTCAGCAATCCATCTGTTAACAGTGTCTGGTGAAACTCCAAGACAGACACATAAGCCTCTCAAGGTAGGAACTCTGTTGTTTTCATCGCAGTAAGTAAGATATTCATAACTTCTGTTCTTAATTACATCAAAATCGTTGATCGTCGCTCTTTTTAACTTGAGCATCTCTCTTGCACGTGCGACAGGCAGCTTGCTTTCGCCCATCTCATTGTAGTCGAACTTCTTCTTCGCCATTTTTTACCTCCAAAAAATCGAAATTCCAAAAAATATTGACAAAATAATTGACCGATGGTCAGATTCAACCCCCTACCCTCATGTGTCACATTCACACATCCCCCCCGGCAAAAAAATCGCACACACACAAGGGGGATGGGTGGTCTGTATATGCCTAATGTGGGAAATGTGAGTTTTTTGACCCCCTTTCCTATACCACCTATATATAAATACATATATACATATTTATACTCTCTATACTATTTACTTATATATAAAATACCCTAATACCCTATAATATATAAAAAAGTAAGTATATATCAATGTTTTTTATATGTGAATT